CTCATTGCCTAGACATCCATCAAGCTTCAGGGTACAGGCTTTGCCACGTGCTGACTTAGTTATTGCTGTTTGTTTCATACTTCACTTCTTCATTAAGCCACAATATAACATCAGCCACGCTGTAAACAACTTTAACACTTCCACCTGATGCTTCTATTTTTTTTATCATGCTTTTTTGTTGTTTACTTAGGTAGCCTTTAGGTGTTTTTGTAGCAGGTTTTTTAACTTCTAATCCATAATACATGCCATCATATACTATTGTTAGGTCAGGAACTCCTGCTTTGACACCTTCAGCTTTTAATCTACCTGCCTCACGTTTACTTCTGCTACCACCATTAGGTACTGCCCAATAACAAACTTTACGAATGTCTAAATATTTGCATATTGCTTTTTGAACATCATGCTCTTCACTCTTCATTTCTTTTTAGCTTTATCCATAACCATGCTAAATTTTAACTGGTCACATAATGCTATGATTTGGTCTTCAATATCAGACTTTAATTTTTGGTCTTGAATTTTACTGAGCAAACCATACAGTTTATAAATCGTCTCAGCTACATCTTCATTCGACATTAGCTTGTAAATTGTTAGCCTCGCTACCTAAATACGTTGCTAATCCATAAATTGCTAGATGAAACTGTGGCTTGTCAGCTTTGATTCTATGCGTTAAACCTGAAAGGCTAACTCCCATCATATCTGCACAAGATTTCTGTGTTAATCCTAGCTTCTTAATCTCAGCAGGTATAGATTTATAATAGATTATTCCTTTATCGCTCATAGTTATATTGATAGTTAACTTAGACTTAATTATATCAAACAAGATATGAATTGCAAGTTGTTTACGTTTTTTTTTCTTGTACTTACTTCTCCTTCGGAGACTTACTTATGTAAAGCTAAGGGATAAATCCCTTTTTTAAAAGCTTTTTAACTTATCGGGTAATTCCTGAGCTGAGGGTTTCGGAGCAAAGAAATCCCTAACCACTAGTTAAAGCAGTTAGAGATTCTCATCGGTATAAGTCCTTCGCAGTATTATCCGTATGCCTGAAACCATTACAACTAATCAGGTCAGAGTCATCGCTACCTTGTAATAGGCACTCAGCCTTCTGCACTCTGCGTTAGGGTTGTTTATCGCTCCAAGGTGGTTACCAGTATAAAGCTTCTTTCCTAACATCAATCAACAGCCTCTTGAAATACATAGCTGAATCTCTTTTTTTTAGGTGTGAGTGCAACCAATTGGCTAGACATATCACCTTTCGTATCCTGAAAGTTGCCAATTCGTTATAAGATGGTATAATAATCCTCAAACAGCAGGGGCAACTGCCAGTTTAGCAAGACCTCTAGAGCCTTAACTCTAGGGGTTTTGTGTTTTCTAAGTCTCTGAAAACTCTAAACCAAGAACTCGAATGATACACGTCTTGTATTTTTATTGCAACTTATTGTAATTATTTATTCTATTTAATTAAATAAAGCTTGACAAATGCTCTCAAATGTTGTATAATTACCCCGTAATTGAGATGAATTACACACTTTAACCCATAGGAGCTAGAATGAATACATTAGATATTATCAACAACCAACTAGATGACATTGAACTTGCTAGGCTTGATTCTAAAGAGCGTATGCTCAAAGGTCAGGCTCGTAGACACATATTACAGAAAGCATTTAACAGGTCAGTAGTTAGAGCTGAAAACGTTGACTCAGCCGGTGTTGTAAACTGGAATTTTGTTGAAGCTGATTTATACCTAGATGACCTTGACCCAACTGAAGCTGAACTAAGTATGATGGTTTCAAGATGGGAGCAGAAAGAAATGGTAAGGTTAGGCATCAAGTAATTTAACAGGGGAGGGCAACCTCCCCACACTTTTAACACATAGGAGCTAGAATGAAAACAACATTAATTAATGATATTAAAGTAGAACTTACAATGATGAACTTTGAAAAGCACACTCATGACAAATTTCTTCAACCAACTCATCATGATGCTCTTTTTGACAGAGAACCTCAAAAGCCATTTCAAATTGCTTACATTACATTGACATCAAATGAAAATGTACAACCAATTGTTGACAAAATAGAATGTGCAGTAACTGTTCACATGACTAGCGATTACAGACCTAGATTAGTATTCAACGCAATGTTTATTGAAGAGCATGACGAAAGAAACTATGACGATATGGGTGGTTTTACTGATGAAACTATTGACGAAGTTCTTAGAGACCTTGAAGATGAAATTTTATATGATGGCATACAGGAGATTAAATAATGACTACATTTAACAAAAACCAATTTGATTTTGATGGTGGCTATTTAACTTATGACTTACTAAATGGTGAGCGTAATGCATTCATAGCTCGATTTAAATACAACAAAAGTTTAAAGGGTCGTTTTGTTACATTTCTTAAAAACAATTTTACTGTGTCAGAATACTTGGGTTACCTTGAGACAGGTATGACACCAATAGCTGTTCTTCAAAGCAAGGGGTTTAAAATTATGAAATAGCAATTTAAAAAAAAGACAGGGGAGGTTAACAGCCTCCCTTTTTTTATGTCTAATATTTTATTTAATTAAATAGACTTGACAAATCATATCAAATGTTGTATAATTACCCTGTAATCGAAATGGTTACACACTTTAACTTTTAGGAGATACAATGGAAAATTTAAGCATAGTGACTGACACTAACGAATACCAAACAGTTTATGAGCAAAGCTTATTTACAAAAAACGAAATTTATTCTGATAATAGATGCGTTGAAAATGAGCAAGTTGTTGAGACACACAAAGCTATCGTCAACAAAGATGGCAACCCAATAGCAATTGTAGGCAAAAACTACAATGTTGTCCAAGACTCTGACATCATGCCACAGTTTCACGATGTAATTATGGCATCAAGTTTAGACAAGACTGGCATGACTAAAAAAATTCATTACTCACACAATGGAGCTAAGACTAAAGTTGTCTACACGTTTCCTGCACACGAAATGGCAGTTGATGTTGGTGATTTTGTTCAGCTACAAATCATGGTTCTTAATTCATGTGATGGCACTTGGAAGTTTATGTCTATGCTAGGAGCTGTTAGACTAGCTTGTATGAACGGTCAGGTTGTAGTTGATGCTTTCTCTTCATATAGTGCTAAACACACTAAAAGCTTAGATACAGACATTGCTATTGAGAAGCTTGAGACAGCTCTTGAAGTGTATGAAGCTAACGTTAAGCTATGGCAACAGTTTGCTAAGTCAGGAGTATCTAATGCACAAGCTACAGCAGTCTTTGAAAAAGTAGCAGGTAAGAGCGATAGGCTACAAGTTTTACTTGAGGAGACATTTATTAAATACAAGGCTGAGATGGGTAAAACTATTTGGGCATTGTTTAACACATTGACTGACTGGTCTACACACGCTAAATTTAAGAATGAGACCAACAAAGTTGCTACGATATACAATCGTGAGGCTAAGGTAAGAAACGTCATTCCTATGCTAGAACAAATGGCACGAGCTAACGCTTAACTAAACTGGGAGGTTAACAGCCTCCCTTTTTTTTATCTATTTAATTAAATAAAGCTTGACATTCTGTCTCAAAGGTGGTATAATAACCTTGTTATTGAGATGAAATTTTAACTTATAGGAGAATATATGAATACTTTAGATAACAACTTAACTAACATCATTGACCATTTAATTAATACTGCTGACTTAATCTGTTTAGATAATTCAGTATGGGATGCACGTGGTGACAAGCCAAAAGATGTAGCAAGGTTTTGTTTAGGTCAACAAGATGACGAGCGACCTGATTTAGGTGTACGTGCTATCTTAAAAGAGCATGGATTGGCTTTTAGGCACTTAAACTTTTTAAACAAGCACAATGTTTTAACTAATCATAATTCTACTGATGCAGTAGGATGCATGATTGATGACAGGTGTTTACACGTTCAATTGCATTTAGATGCTGTACGTCAACATACCTCAATTCCTGAGTCACGTTGGTTAGTTACAGCTTGGTAATTTTTATTTAATTTAACAAATAGGAGATATTATGGAAATTAGTACATGGGAAATTTCAGATTTTGATAGTGCTGTTGAAAAACAAATTAATAATTGGGTTAAGCTTGACAATTGGGGCATGGGTTTAATTGATGACCATGGCAACATTGTTACTCAAGATATTGTTGACATTGATGAGTCACTTAACGAGCATCAGGGTCGTGTAGCAACACAGGCAACTTTGCTTGGTGTCATTCAGAGACAACAGGCTCAGATTAACAAACTTGATGAGGCTATGGTTGTAATATTTAAGCGTAATCGTGACTTAGAGAGAGATTTGGAAAAAGTTACTAATGCATTGAGTAGTTCTGCTAGAACATTAGCTGACATTAAAATAGGAGGCAAATAATGACAGTTAAAGCATTACAAGATGGTGAGTTCAACGTGTCACTTGCAGACGATGTACAGCCTGACACATTTACTGGCTCAGAGGAGATTGAAATTTTCTCTACTTGGGTCAAAGCTAAGTACACTAGAGTGTCATTAAATTCTAGCAAGTCAATTGATACAGATATTAGAAGGTTAGCTTCACATGGACGTATTGATGTTACTTCTAGTGGTGTAGGTGGCAAGGATTGGATTGTACGCAATGATGTAGACGATGCAACCCTTGCCATTTTATGGCACAACGAAGTCATATCTAAATCGTTGTACGAGTATTGTCTGCGTAATCAAGTAGACGAAATTATATTTTTAGCTTGACTTTTTATATCGAATGTTGTATAATCACATCGTGATTGATTGAATCACATAACAAATAGGAGCAAATATGGAAACTGCAAAAGAACTTAGGCAAGGTGATGAATGGCAATCACAACACGAAGCTAATTTTGATGATGCTCGTGACGAATGCATGACTGAAGCTGACAACATTGTCATGGAGGTTGAGCATATCGTACACGACCTAGACCAAACACTTGATGTACAGAATACTTTAATTTTAGCTGAAGCTATTAACAAAGTAATTGAATTAAGATACTACACGTACATTGACCAATTTAATAGCGTAGCTTACGATTACGATTTTACTGATGACATCAAGATGGTGTTACAGGAACGTTTATCTTTTGAACTGGAGGTTAGATAATGGCTGATATTAATGGTGTTGAATTGTCATACGCTACTAAAGATGAGTATGACTTTGAAGGTGGTGAATACGATGATGGTGAAGTACAAACTGCTATGGAAGAAGACTATGAACATCCATTTGTCGATGAAGAGAAAGAACGTAGAGCAGGTTTTTTTGAGGAGGATACATGCCTCAAGTAGATAATCCAAAAAAACTTAAACTTGCACAGTTTGCATTTGGTCAAGGTAAAAAATTTACTAAAAGTGTTTTAGTTGGTTCTCGTGAGGTTCGTAGAAAACTAGCTAGACAAGAAGCAAAAAAACAATTAAGGAGAAGCAAATGAGTAATCAAGATGAAGTTTTAGCCTATGTACGTAACAAAGGCAGTATTACATCGTTAGAAGCTATTGACCACATTGGTGATACAAGACTAGCCTCAACTATTTTTGTCATGAAGAAAAAAGGTCACGTTTTTGATACTGAATATCCTTACAGGGTAAAAAACAGGAGAGGCAAGGATTGTGATGTTGCGAGGTATCACTACAAAGGTATGAAATTTAAGGAGAGCAAGTAATGGATAAAATTAAAGATTTAAAAAACATACATGGTGCTGATTATGCAATGGTACATGAACGTGTAAAGGCATTTTGTAAGACTTACGATACTGGTCAGATACTTACAGAAATTGTTAAAGATGAGCAAGGTCATGTAATTTTTAAGGCTCATGCTGTAGTTGATGGAGTCATCAGAGGTACTGGACATGCTCACGAACTTGAAGGTTCAAGTAACATAAATGATACTTCACATTATGAAGCATGTGAGACAAGTGCTGTAGGTCGTGCTTTGGCATTCTTAGGCTATTCACCTGATGGAAGCTTGGCAAGTTTTGAAGAAATACAAAATGCACAGCTTCAACAGTCACAGATTGGCATACACAAACAAACTTTAGATGTTGCTAGTGCTTATGTATCTACTGCTTTTCAGATGGCTATCGATGAGGAAAATGAAGAGCAAATTGCTGAATGTCAGAAAGATATGCGTGGCAATGACCCATTACGTAGAGCAGTTAATGCTACTCTTAGTGATGCACAAGTAAAATATTTAGTTGAAAGACAAGCTAAAATTACTGAAGATAAGAAAGCTAAGTCTAAAGAAAAACATGAGCGTAATGTAGCACATGCTGAAGCTTATGCTGATAAACAAAAGAACACAGAGGCTAAGTAGCACCTACGCTGTTGTCGGGGAATCCTATACCTCGTTAGTTAAAGACAAACGCTACTGGATT